GCATCGCCTTCAATGTGAGCGTTAGCCGCTGAAGAACGAAGTGCATCTGTCTGCCACTCGTGCAGAGTGTTGCTTGCTTTTACTTTCGCACACGAAGTGTAAAAGGGAGTTTCCTCCGGTGATACGTCATAGATGACGTCTTCTAGATCCTCACGTATTCCTACAGCGTCGTAAGAATCGAACGAGTTGCTTGGTTGAGCCATGATAATTACCTCTATTCAAGAATTAAGCTCATAGCATCTTGGATGCTTCCTGAGCGTTTAAGTTTGTTTCGCGCTTGCCTAGTGTCATTGCGATTGGACGCTGTCTTCTTAGATCCAGCTTTAACAACCTTGCTCTTCGGGCCTTTGGTAGCCTTTTCGACTGCCTTGTCCTTGCCACGCATGATTTCTTGATACTTGATGGCGTCGTTCAATACACGTATTGCGCGGTGATCCATCACAGCAGAAATCTCTTCTGGCTGATAGCCATATATCTCTGTACCCATTTTGAGCATAGAGTCGCGTGTTTTGGTTGCTTTTTCTGGGTCTGCGAACTCAGGCATAACCTGGCGTAGCGTCTCCATCTCGCGTTCCAAATAGGCTTGTTGCGCTTGCTGTTGAGCTTGTTGCTGGTAAGCAAGCGTGTGCTGCACTTGGGCCATATCTTGCTCGTATTTTTTTTGAGCCTCTTGATATGTCAAATTAGCTTCCATGTACCCAATCATGTCAGACTCATAGTCTTCTTTCTTGGGTTCCACTGGCGCTTGAGCGAATCCGGGTGTTTGCATCTGTTGATACAAAGCAAGTACCGCTTCGCCCGCCGATGCCAGTGTCGCATTAGCGGTTTCGGCTTTCTTTCGCAGGTCAGCGACTTCCTGCATACCTTTCTGAATGTACTTCTGACCACTGTAGCCACGCTGAAGCTCGTCTAGCGTTACCTCTACCTCCGTTCCGTCTACTTTGACGGTGAAGGTGTTAGGCTGCTCTGCGACCTCTTCCTCTTCGGGTTCGTGATCTTCCTCTTCAGTGTCAGGTTGCTCCGCTACTTCTGGCTCTGACTCCCTTTCGGGTTGATCAGAAGCCTCCGCCTCGGGCGCTTCCTCCTGCTCTGGTTCCTCGTTTTGTACGAGTAGGTCTACTGCCGATTCGATGGTGCCATCGAACTTTAATTCATCAGTCGTTTCCACGGTGCTGATCTCCTCTGTTGTCTATCGAACATCGCTTCATCCGTAAGGATGACTGCCATACGATCTTCGATCTTCGCTAACGCCCTAATAATGTTGTGGGCTTCCTCCCGGTCTTCCGTAGAAGAGTGCGGGTTTAGGAAGACATTGGCGGTGTCTTCTCTAATCTCGTCAATAAGCATGTTAAAGCTTTCATCCTCTTGCAGACGCTTTACGTGTGCCGCCCGATCCTTGATGTTCATTTACATCCCCATCGGTGCGCGAGGTGCGCTTTGTAGTTGCTTAATTCGTTCGACATCCACGGCTGTACCGTACTTGCCGATAATCTCTGCCGCAGCAATAAGTAGGTCTTGATCCAGCTCATCGCGCTTCAAGTCATCTGTTGCCATTGCCTTCTGCGCGTCCAGAATGAGCTTCTGCTGATCGAGCTGCGACTTAGCCATGATCTTCATCTGATCGGACTGCATCTTAGCCTGCGTCTTCATTTGCTCTGCCTGCAAGAATGCCGCGTTAGGATCGCCTTGCTGCTGCTGACCCTGCATCTGCTGTTGCATCATCATCTGTTGCTCCATCATTGGGTTGATGGGCATGAAGTAGCGCTCAGAGTTACGCACGCCGTTGACTGCGAGAATGTCAGATAAGGTATTGCGGATGTTTGTTAATGAGACCATGCCGTTGCCAGGGCCATACGACTGGAATATCTGTATCTGCATCTGCAGCGCTTGATTCAGTACGGCGACCTTTTGATCCTCGCGTCCAGTACCAAGGCCGACGTTGATCGATATGTCCATACCGACATTCCATGACCGAGGATCAACCGGAACATAGTTTTGGCCTTGCAAACGCATCATTTGCTCTTCATCAACGTTTTCTACCATGCACTTCAGCATCAGCCTGAACATCTGACGCATGCCGCCCTCTGCGAGGTTGCGCGCCATAACCTCCACCTGAGCCGCCTGAGCCTGTACTGTGGCCGCAACAGCGGTAGCCGTGGTGCTTTGTAGTGCATCAGGCGAAAGGCCGGTAGACGCCTTCGTAACGCCTGTTTTGTCCTCTACCTGTTGATCGAAATACTGTAAGGCAGAAAGGGTTTGTCCAGCGACGAATGGGACAGCTTGCGGCTGTATAGCGCCTGACTGCTTCACTCGTATAATGCCGCCGATCTCGTTGTTCAGTAGGTCATCGACGTTCACCGCACCGTCTACGATCTCAACGCGCGGGTTGTTAGTTAGTGCAACGTTATCGAGTACACCACGGAGCATAGCTGTGGCTGCGTCTTGGTCGTTTAGGATAAGATCCGCGACTGACCGCCCATAGAATGTGTGTGGCTCTGGGTCTACCTCAAACACTGCAAACGGGATATGGCCGCATGGCTCGTAGTCCAGTAGCTTATATTGGTTACCGCCAAGTGTTACCTTATGTAACGTGGGTACTCCAGTACCATTCACATCAATCTTTATGTACGCCTCAGTAACAGCCACCAGACGCATTGAGGGGTCTTGTACGTCTTCATCCGAGTAGTCTTCCTCGTAGCCCCTACGCTGGTATTCCTCAACCTCAGAGAAAGTGTCAGAGTGCTGCAAGCCACTTAGATCGTAGACGTCTTCGTAGTCGTAACCCATAGCCACCAAATCGCCCACACGCATCTCAGTGCGGTGAGCAACAACATAATAGTCGTCGATAGAGCGAGAGTTGCGATCAATGAAAAACTCTTCTGGCGGTACGCTTTCAACGCACATCTTGCCGCGATCAACCGTGCGAGCAATCTTAAGATCATGGCGCGGCGATTCGATTTGCATGCCGAACTCATCCATCTCCATAACCATTTTGGTCGTGTGCTGGAGAACCTCAACATTGTCCTCATTGACCAAGACGGAAAACTCCATCTCGTTGAGGTCTTGAAAGTCAAACGTCTCTTGTTCCTGATAGGTGTCCCAGTAGACCTTTGCCACGCCCACTTTCTTAATGAGCGCGTCGTGAAAGACATCGTTTAACACTCGGTAGCCGTTCAGCTCATTAAACTGGTAGTGCATGTACTTAGTGGCTTGTTCAGCCATAGCCACGTCTTCTTGGTTGCGCGGTACAAACTCTACCGGCTTGTCAGTTGATAGAAACACGCGCATGAGCGAAGGCTTAATTGCGCGTATAGTATCTCGCACCTTTGTTGCTACGACCTTCGACCGGCCATCTTCTTCCCCAATATCAGTCTCACCATCAAAGTAGCGCTGTGCCTTGATGCGGTCTTCAGCAATTTCAGATTCGCAGAAATCGACAGCATCCTGCACGGCCTCGCGTGCAATGCCCTCAACGTCCTGCTCTGTCATTGGTTTTAAGCTCATTCTTACTGCTCCGAATCTAATAGGATCATTGGCGCTAATTCAGAAGTCGCTGGCACGGCTGCACGCTGCAAAACTCTGTTAACAAAACCTGCTTTATTTGCCGATACCCGACCCTTACGCATGGCTTCAGCGACAATCATAAGCGCTTCTTCTGCATCGCGTCCTTGAACAGTAGTAAGTGCGTCTGCTACTTCTTTGAAGATTTCTGATCGGCGCGCTTGCATTGCCTCGTCTGTCTCTCCGGTCAAAAACTGAATCATCCGCCGGCCTGCTTGAACTGGCTCGCCTCTTGCCGCCGCTCTTACTGCCCCTGGCGCTGTCAGCTCATCAATCATTCGTAATAAATCTTGTCTTTGGCCTGTTTTACTTCCTACAGCAATTTCGCCTTGCAATTCGAACGCGGCTCTAATTTCTGTGAGTTTCTTCATCAACACGTTATATCGCTGCGGTGGCAATAACATTTCGAGCTTTTGTTTATTTGCTGCGCTTGAAAGGTCTCTTAATAATCTGCGTGCTGCACCGACTGATTCATCATCACCTTGGTTGATAGACATTTTCACGTTAGCCATGATTTCATCAATCTGATTGCGAAGACCTAAACGCATCGCGTTTAACTCTGTAGTAGACGCACCGCGTACCGCTTCCATCACTTCTTCACGAGTTACACTCGGGCTAAGAAGACGAACGCCTAACTCGCCAGAAATGCGCTCTCGTATTGCATCACCGCCACGTCGTACTGCTTGGTCGTATTGGGGAACAGCATCACCTAAAGCGCCACGCAACTCTCCCGCTAAGGCATTTAACTTGCCACCGACACCTTGTGGTTTAGTTGCTAAAGCCGGCATGAAATCAGGCCCGTATGCAATGTCTTGTAAAGCGCGCTTCAAGTAATCAAGCTGAATGACGTTAGGCATTTCTTCAAATGCAACGCTGCCATCATCACCAATGATTGCTCTCATTTGTTGATTACGCACGCCGTCTATTTGCATCAAATCATTAGCGGCAGCGAACGCTCGCTGCTTATATTGATTAGGAATTCTTCCTAATACCGCTTCAATCCGTTGACCTGCTGGACTTAAATAGTCGATAGGTTGCGCGTAGGCTTCTGCATAAGCAAGTCGCGTTATAGGTGCATGCCTTGCCGCTGCTTCTTCTGCGGCTGTGCGCAAACCAGTTGGCTCTCTACCAAGCGCACGAGTCATCGCAGCACCAAGCTGAGCTGATTCTTCTTGCACTCTTTCTGTCACCGCTCGACGCGCACTGACACCACCGCCACCAGCCGCTGTAATGGATGCGTCTAAAACTGCCGCGATTGCTTTATCAGCATCTGCAAGCATTCCAGTTTCGCCAGCTCTTCGTAGATTAGCTATGGCTTGATCTAAGCTTGCACCTTCTCTTGCAAGCGTTTGCCCAATAATGGTTGCTGCATCAGTCGAAATGCCTAACTCATTAGCAACCTGACTAACAGCATGGCGGTCACTTAGGGCTGTGCCGAAGCCGCGAGCAAAAATGTTGGTGAGAAATCCTATCGGCCCACTTGCTAGAGCCGAAACAGCAGCAGTCGGTAATGCCTGCATAAATCTTTCGCCAACATCGCCCTCACCAGCACCTATACCACTAATTAAACCTTCTGCGCCGCCAAAGGCAGTTGCAGCTCCGGCCGCTTGTGCCGGTGTTTTAATCATTTGCTCTAATCTAGCTACACCTGGAATTAATCCTCCAGCAGGCGCTGTAGATATTGCTGCCCCAGTGCGCGCCGCCATTTCTGTTTTTGGGAATGCAGTAGCAGTAGCTTCTTGCAAGCGCTCCATTTCTGCTCTACTTTCTGGGCTAACTAGACCAACCGCCTCCGGTATAGATTCCCCTACAAATGGTATGCCTCTTGTAAACGTTGCCGCTGCAGCTTCTAACGGTCTTTTTTGCACATACGATTGCGCCATCTGCTTTTCTAAAAAAGTATCTAACGATCCGCCAGCTTGTATTTCTTGAGCAATAGCAGAAATAGTCGCAGGGTCAGTCGTTGAAAATTTAGGAGACACAAAGGCGCGTTGCCCATCGATATCCTCTAACCGACCGCCTTCCGCTCGCAGTAACGCCTCTTCTTCGAATCGACGACTTAGCTGTGCGAGATATTCTTGCTGCGCTGGTGTTATCATTTACCTTTATCCTCTGCGTAGGAACTCGTCTCTCACTTGCTGTCGTTGCGATACTGGAACTAAATTCCAATCTTCTTCTGGATATCCCTCAGGACGCTCAACAGGAGTTACATCGCCTAATTTTGGTGCTTCAATTTTACCAAAGCGCGTTCCTGTCGGCACGTTAAGCGCTTGCTCTATATAAGTGAACTGACCTTTCTCTACTGCGTCGTTGTAGCGATTCAATGCTCGCTGTGCATACTTGGCTCTTAGCTTTGCCATTTTTTCGATAGCAGGCGCATCCATTGCGGTTGTACCAGTCAAAACCTCTCGCAAAAATTCTCGCTCGGCTGGTGTATCTAGACCTCTAGCACCAATGCCCAACGCGCTAATTGCTCCGAATACATCAGTTCCAAGCATTGAATTTAAAAGTTGCGTATCTGACGCTCTTCGCGCTGCCTCTTCATTACCAAACATTGTTAAAAGACGATCTTTAAATTGCAAAGCCGGGTTTGCTAGCCCTAAATTTAACTGGCCTTGTCGTAACAAAGATAACGTTTCGTTTGTTTTTGTTATCGTCTCAACAGCAGCTTGTGCGCCTTTCCGTAAAGCTTCGTCAGCCTGATACGTTTCTTTGAAAATTGCTGATCTTGCTGGGTCAGGCATCGTGATTTGTGTGCCGGCCGCCTCGCCCTGAATAACTTGCCTAATGGCCTCTGCACGCGGAACGCCGGTGCTTGTTAACGCACTTATTTTTTGCTCGAACACAGATGGTGCGCGCGGCGCTTTTAATGCCTCAGCCGCGACAGCCATCAATAATCTAGGCGATCTACGCAAGCTTTCTATTTGTTCTGCTGTGTATCCAGTCAACAAGCCACGCTGTTGCAATAACTCTATCGTTGCATCCGCGTCTTGCTGATTCATTACTGCCTGCTGTCTGCGCTGCTCGATGCTTGTAGCGCGATCACCGAGCGCTCTTGCTAACCCTTGGTCGGGTTGCATTCGCATACTATTTAATGCCATAGCAAAACGTGATGCAGCCGCAGGATCTTGTAGTACATCCATGCCTCTACGCGCAACCCTGCTTAAAATACCTGCCGGCTCTGGGCCTTTAGGCACAGCAGGCCCGCCACTGACGGTTTTTCGAGGCTCTGTAACTTGTTGCATTCCAGCCATCATGTTTTGCATTGCTGGCGTTGGTTTTTGCGCTAACACGCGAGCGCGTATTGGTTGCATGCGTCTATCAATTTCTGCCGCTTGCTGGCGGAGTTTCGCGATATCGGCACCAGGTTGTCGGGCAGCCTCTTCAAGTTCACGCCGTTTTCTTGCGAGTACGTCTAACTGTGCTACGCCACTTGCTGAATTAGCCATTATTACTCCTTAAAAACCAGCCGCTTTACCGGCAACGCCAAGTGTCAAATAATCAAACAGACCAGGCTGTCGTGATGTCGTACTTGATTGCGGTGTAGGTGTAGCACCCAATGCTTGAGCGTAATAACCAAGAGCCTGAGCTGGGTAGTTACGGAAGCCTTCAAACTGCTGACGTGCCGCATTCATAATCTGCTGCTGGAGCTGTTGCTGCAACGCACCCTGCTGTGCCATCTGCTGCTGTACTGTCTGACCCATGCCGAAACCGAGGTTAGCCAAATTAGCTAACTGAGACGCCGCTCGCATGCGTTGCTGAGAGCCTGCAAGTTTTGCCGCTTGATTAGCGAGCTGTGCCTGCATACTTTGACCTAAGCCAAACTCTTGTGCGCGCTGACCCATCTGAGCCTGCTGTGTCGCCGCTTGTAGTGCCTGACCGAAGCCTTGCTGTCTTAACTGCGCCGCTGTGCCTGCACCTTGCTCCATAGCCGAGCGTGCTAACTCTGCTTCTTGAATAGCTTGACGCGATCCACCAAAGCCTCGTGCAGCTTGGAACTGAGCTGCGAGTTGATTAGCCTGCATCTGTCGCTGGCGCTCGATATCGCCTAACGCACCCTCTACGACCTGCTGCTCAAAGGGGTTCCTAAACTGCTCAATCTGACTTGCGATTGTCGGCGCTTCATAACTGAAGCCTTGCACGCGAGACGGCTGGTAGCCCAATTCTGTGCCAGTTGCTCCCATTGCCGTGCGTACACCACGCGCAGATCGCTCAAAAACGCTCTCATCAGAAGGGCCGAAGTCTATTGGCTCGCGTCTTATAGGCGCTTGTTTCATAGGCTGAGAAACCGGCTTACCTGCTGGATCAAAGGGAGGCGTAGCGCTGGGCTGTGGTTTTGCAGGTGCTTGTGGCTTGCCTTCACTTATGGGTGTTGGCTGTGGCCGTGATATAGGTGTCATCATGGGCGGCGTAGGCATAAAGTCACGACCGCCTTGCACGGGTTGAGGTGCAGCCATCGGCGGTTGCGGACGGAAAGGTAAGTTAATACCTGGCTCATTAACACGCGGACGCTGTGTAGCCATAGGCGGTGTGTAGAGCTGTCTTCCCGTTGATAGATTTACATCTGGCAATAGGTATTGCATTTGCTCACGACTCGATGCGAAGGGTCTTCCTGTATTCGGATTTACCTGAAGTGTTTGCATTTGAAAAGCAGGGGCGGCAGGCTGTATCGCTGGGCCTTGACCCATGAATCCACCTGAGTATTGACCGCTAGGCTTTACTTGCCCCGATCTACCTATATTCATAGGCCCGCTTGGAAAGTTGAAACTAGGCGGCATTGCTGGCGCACCATAGTTACCCGCAAATCCGAAACCGCGACCCATTGATGGCCCGCCTGCCATTGGCATTGCTGCTGGCCCTGTACCTGCTCCTGCCATCGTTAAGCTCCTATTCTTGCTGTGGGCGTTGTGGCGGGTGGTGTTCCTGCTGCTGCGCCTTGTAAATTACTGATAGCCGACTGTAGTTGTGAAATTTGCGACTGCAAGCCGGTTGGGTCAAATGGGGTAAAGCCTGCAAATTGTTGCTGCAAGCCCGATATCTGGCTTTGCAAGCCGCTAGGGTCAAACTGAGGGATCTGACTCAATGCAGCTTGATTGGCCGCTATTTGCTGCTGTAGACCTGTTGGGTCAAACGGAGTAAAGCCGCCAAACTGCTCTTGCAAACCGCTTATCTGGCTTTGTAGTCCAGTCGGATCGAACGGCGTAAACCCTGCAAACTGTTGCTGTAGACCGCTAATCTGTGACTGCAAGCCGGTTGGATCAAAGCCCGGTGCCGCCTCAAGCGCACCAAGCCGCCCTAGGATGCCAGACGCATCAAATCTGGGGCGCTGCTGTAAGGCCGTGATTTGCGATTGTAGGCCGCTTGGATCAAACGGTGTAAATCCTGCGAACTGCTGTTGGAGTCCCTGTATCTGGCTTTGTAAGCCCGTAGGATCAAAGCCTTGACGTCCTTCTAGTGCGCTAAGTCGTTGTGTAAGAGCTGAAGCATCAAAACCGGGTGCAGACTCTAATGCACTAATTCGTTGCGTGAGAGCCGAAGGATCGAAGCCGGGCGCTTGCTGTAGTGCTGTAATTTGTTGCTGCAAGCCCGAAGGATCAAAGGTAGGCCGTGTCTGTAACTGTCCCACCTGTTCTTGTAGGCCGCTGATCTGACCCAATAAGCCACTAGGATCAAACGGCGCCATGCCTTCAATTCTGCCCTGCAATCCAGCTATTTGCTGTTGTAGGCCAGAGGGGTCAAAGGGCGTCATGCTGCCGAATTGACCTTCTAAACCACTAACGCGCGTCACCAAGTCTGATGGGTCAAACTGCTGCATAGCTTCAAGTCTAGCTTGATTCGCTGCAATCTGTGCCTGCAAGTCAGATGGATCGAAAATTTCTCTGCTCGCGCCCCGCAACTCTGCTATTTGCTGTTGAAGATTTGAGGGGTCGAATGCCGTTATGCCCTCTAATCTTCCCTGTAAGCCCGCTATCTGTTGCTGTAAACCTGATGGGTCGAATTGCTCAACACCGCGCAACTCAGCAATTTGTCTTTGCAAGTCGCTAGGATCAAACAGAGTCATTCCGCCTATACGGCCTTCAAGGCCAGCGATTTGTTGCTGTAAAGCAGTGGGATCAAATGGTGAGAAGTTTTCTAAGCGACCACTAATATCACCGATCTGCTCGTAGATAGCGGTAGGGTCGAATCCTTGCCGGCCTTCCAATACACCCAATCGCGTTTGCAAATCAGTGGGGTCGAACTGCGTCATTCCGCCCAACTGACCCTCAATACCAGCAATGCGAGAAGTTAAATCAGTAGGATCAAATTGTGGCTGTCCCCGTAACTCAGCAATCTGCTGTTGCAAGTTTGTAGGATCAAACGGCTCATATCCAGTCAAACGGCCTTCAATGTTTGCAAGACGCTCAGTAACCGTTGGATCGATGTAGCTGACAGGTGGTTCCGCCCTTAGACCCTCAATTTGCTGGCGCAAGTCTTCGAGGTCAGTTTGGAATTGATCTTGCCTCCCATATTCCATGCCCGTCATAGGGTCGAGGAAATCGATAGATGGGCCGCTAAAGACAGGCGTATACTCGCCAGAGCCGCCTAACGATGGCACGCCAGTGCCTGGTGGCAACGCCATAGATGGATCGCCATCAGGCGTTGTATCAAACGTCGTGTAAGGTGGCGTTACTGTTGGAAGAGCTGCGTAACGTGAGAACTGCTGTGGGCTGCGCTGTTGCAATGTGCCTAGCGCCTGCTCAAACAAGTCTCCCGAACCATACCCACGTAGACCGCCTCTGAACTCGTCAGCACGCGGAACACCCGCAAGTGGATCAAATCCGGGGCCAGCCAACCCGAACGCTTCTGCGGCACCGCCGGTAGCACGCATCGCCTGCTCCTGCATCGGAGAGAATGCCGCGACCTCTGGCCCGTAATAGGGCAAATAGCCCATCTGCGCTGTGCGTTGTGCGCGTGCAAGGTTCTCGCGGGCTGCTGCTTCGATGAACTCAGGTATTTCTACCCTTGTAGTCTGACTGCCGCCTTTTCCACCTGACATATCAAAGTTCCTTTGCTAATACTGTGAAGGCTTCTTCATAGCCTTTATCTTTCAGCACTCTAGCCCAGCCTTTGCGTCCCGCGATCGTCATAGCAGTGCAACCGTTCATTCGTGCAAATTCAGCCGCAGAGCCATCCATTTCTACGATCTGATCTAATTCGCCCCCAGCAAGAAAAACGTGTAAAACCTTCTTGTTGGGGTACTTAATAATCTCCGTTACTGCACACCCTCGTGGTGCCGGCCAAAACTGCATACTGCCTGCGGCGATGGCCTCAACCACGTCAGAAATTGTATGTGTGCCGTTTGCTCTTTCTAAAGCCGCTTCTAACCAAGGCTGACAACGCACCAATTCTTCTACTATAGTCGCCAATTATATCACCTATGCATCCGTAGGATCGCTAATGTTGTCGCAGGACAGGCCGGTTCATCAGAAATACCGCTTGCCGCAAACGCCTTTAAAGATCCATTTGTGCTGTCACACGCCGTAGCGACCTCTAAATAATCGCTCGCATTTACCTTAATAATCGCTGTTCTACTCACTACTGTAGTTTCTGAATTGCCGTGTAAGGCCGTCCTGATCGTGCTACCGCCTAAGTTAGTGCCGTTGATCTTCGGCCAGAATGCAAACTCGATGGTGCTACCACTGGAAGAGAAGATCTGCGCAGAGAAGCTGACCAAGTAATAACCAGCTTCATCAAAGGCTATCTGTGATCCGCTTTGCGTGAGGCCAGTGTTGTCGCTCCCTGCGGTGTACGTTAATTCATACGTTGTATCTGCCGCCGCATAGGCATAATCAGAGGTAATAGCGAAGTCGCCATGACCGTCAGCTAAGACAATTTGCTTAAACTCACCGCCGGCACTGACAACCGGATAGCCCGTGGAGTCCCACAAGATAATTCCATCGTCTTTTGCGCTGTCGCCAGTCTCAAAGTATGCGAGCTGCGACCGTACCCGTCTTAGATAATCATTCAGGCGCTCACCCCACGGCTTCCACTCTGGGCCGCCAGGTGGTGGAGGTGATGATCCAATGCTCATCGACGTCCCCCTGGTTTAACATCAAGACGCATATTCCCTACACGGAAATCTACAAGATCACTACCAGTGAGCCTCATGCGGAGCTGTCTGCCGGTAAACCTCACGCTGGTAGGGTTAGCCATCGTAAACGGCCCGTGCGACGTTTCTGTGTCGTTAGGGTAGAAGCGCGTCTTAAACGTAGCAGTCACCTGCCCTTGCGTTTTCTCATCAGGAATCAGCTCAGTCACCCGGACAATGTTCTCACCCTCACCTACGAAGATAGGTCCGCTCTCTACAAAGATGTCATCGCCATCGTGTGATAGTGAGACCTCGTGATCATAGATATTGGCATCAGGGCCAAACCACATGGGATATCGGAATACGCCACGATCGACAGCTGCTGTACGAGCCAGAGTGCCAATCATCCAGTATTGCTGCTGATAGTTGTATGAGACGTAGCGGTTGTTTTCCTGCGAGTCTCTCGATGGGTAGAACCACCACACCTCACCATACTGCGAGTTATGCACCGCACAGACTTTAGATGCCTGCGAGTTGTTGATATCGTCAAACACGTAGTCAGCGACATCACAGGGAATTTCTTGTACCGATGAGCCGTTATAAACAAAAAACGCCTTCTGACCCATCCAAAATGCTCCCTCGTCCACTGCAACCGCTGATTGGCGTGAGATCCCGCCACAAGCCGTCCCAGCTCGCTCAAACCCGTAGACCACGGGCGGCCCTGAGTAGGATGCTACGTGAGCATCAGTCGTCGTAATAATCAACGCACGGCCACGTATACGAATGCCCTGCATGATCTTGCCAGAGGTCTGTAGCTCTAAATCACCGGCCTCGTTAGTAGCCGCAGGCGTCCACGTATCGATGTCTTCTCGATCTGACCACTGAACCTTACGCGGATTACCGCCCGCACCGAGGCAAAAGACAAAGCGCTCTTCAGTCACCAGAATGCTGGTATTGCTAGTAGGTGCGTTACTAACTAAAGCCGCATTTAGCGTATTGTTGAGCTGCCACTGGTATAGCTTGCCGTCATCGCTGGAACACGCAACTAAGTATTCGCCCCAGTTATCAAGTGACCACGTTGTACACTCTTGCGGAATGCCCGCAATACGCGCTGTACCGTAGTATTCCTGACCATAGAAGTTGCCGCCAAAACCGAGGTTCTCCACGGCGTCTACATTACCACTGGTTAGCCCAGATGGCGTGATGTCAATAATCGTATTGGACTCAATAGACGTAAAAAGGCCGTCCGCCGTGCCAAATGCATAGTGGATGTTTCCTGAGTTATCAAGCCACGTAACAGCGCCACGGGGCGGTTGAGACGCCGCCGCAGCCTTTCTGGTATCCCAGCCACCGATAGGCCGCAGAGAGTTGTTACGCCATCTAACTAGGCTTGCATCTCTCCAGCGACCTGACGACTCTAGGTCTGTTCCGTTCCGTACAATCCCCGGTGGGATATCCAGAGTTATGAGAGGCATTAATCCTCCTGATCAGCAACCTCATCGTAGTCGGTGCTTACAAGCAGCTCTAGCGACTCCGCCAGGCGCTGTACGAAAGCATCACGACCTACTGCAAGTTGATCTACATTAAACCTAGCGCTCGCAAGCTTGCGATCTAGATCGTTTACGTGGTTCAAGAGCAGTTGCTGCTGGTCAGTCATGTCCTCAACAAAATACTCTTTCTCGTTCACGGTGATTGGGGTCTTTTCATTTTTTCCCATCGTCGTTACTCCTAGTTGTGGTTAATAAATTACCAAGGCATACCATCAGCAGACACAGGGTTCTTCTGCTCTGCAATATTAGCCGTCAGTGCCGCTTCAGTAGCACTCTGGTCTACCTCTGCGTGTACCCAGCCCAATACAGTAGCCTCTGTCAGACTGTCGTAAGCAACAAAGTCATCAGCATCAGGGTCAGGTGTAAAACCACAAGTGCCATATGCAGAGGCAGTGTAAGTAACAGCGTCGTCACCAGTACCTACGGTTTCAGATTCAGTAACACGCCAGTGTGCAACGGTTACACCGCCGTCTGCCACGTTACGCTCAAGATTTGCGATAGTCCATGTAGCCATTGTTAAACTCCTTGTGCATCTACTGCAGTTTGATAAGCAGTGCGTACAGCATCAGTCCATACCGCATTGCAGATTCCTTGTACCTCAGTGCTTTCTCCTGAGATGTCTGTATTTGACCATGTACCACCCGATTTAGTAGATGGGTGCAATACACGTCGTGAAAAACTACGACTAATTTCTGAGCCGTCATCGTAGATAACTCGTGCAGTACGAATCTGTACTGCCTTATGGTTGCCTACGACTTCGATTTTGTCGTCTATTGTTGATTCTGTTAGTGCCATTGTCTTTCTCCTTTAGTCCGTCTCAAGAGTCCACTTGAGATAATTAAGTTGTTTGATAGCAAAGTGAAATTCTATAAATATTCTGAGATGTTGTTGGGTTGTGTGCCGTAACGTCACCAAGGAACAAGTTTATGGTAGAGCCGCCTTCAACAACTGCCGCATGAATAGTTTTGGTTGCCGCCGTGTTTACAAAAACCGAAGTGCATTGACCTGCCGCACCATAAGAAACTGACAGCAAATCTGCCGCCGCAAAAGGCAGTCCACCTATCGTGTTATCAGAGAAGTTGGTGTTAACTTGGAATACAATCTCAATAAAAACTAAACGTCCTATTTTTGTATAAGCGGCATCTTCACTAGTAAATACACCTGTAGCATCACCTGCAATCGTTACTGTAAAGGTGCCTTCTTCGTAGCTGTCTAGCAGATTGGCTGAAGCTGTACCGCCTAGGTACGCACCGCCTGACCGGTAAAGGTCTTTGAAGCGGTAACCAGCAGTACCTACACCCATGACAGCGTCAGTTAAGGTTCCTGCATCTATACGTGCGGCAACACGCGTGCCACAATATAAACCGCCATG